TCTAAATTTTCACGCGGACAGTTAGGTTTTTAAGCAATGGCTAATAAACGACTCCCCGATAACGTGCATAAGCTCAGAGGAACACTGAGGAAAGACCGTCACGGAGACCCATCAAACAAGCCGAAGCTGAAAAATCAAATCCCGAGAATGCCCACATGGCTGAATGCGAACGGCAAGGCAGAGTGGAAGCGCATCACGAAAGAAATGGAGAAAATGGGGATCATCACGAACGCGGATCGCACTGTCCTTGCCCAGTATTGCCAGCTCTATAGCGAGCTTGTCGCAGACCGCGAAGAGTTTACGGCGGCCAAGCATACCCAGCTGAGATATTGCCAGATCGAGCTTGGCCTGACGCCGAGCGCACGAAGCAAAATCACACTGCCTGGCGGCGATGAGGGAAACCCATTCGATGACCTATGACGTTTATCGAACGGGCCAAGAAATACGCGCGGGAGGTTAAGTCAGGGAAGATCCCAGCGTGCAAATATGTCAAGCAGGCGTGTGATCGGTTCCTTCGAGATCTCAAGCGCAAGGACATCTTTCTCGACAAGGATGAGGCAGAGCGGTGGTGCCGCTTCCTGGAAAAGCTCCCGCACGTTAAGGGACAATGGGCGGCAAGAGGCGAGACATTCGTTTTAAGCGACTGGCAGATATTTTGCACTGTCAACATTTTCGGATGGAAAAGAAAGAAGACGGGCCTCCGGCGCTTTCGTGAGGTCTATATCGAGGTTCCGAGAAAGAACGGAAAATCATTCTGGGTCGCTGCTATAGGTGTTGGGATGCTCACGATAGATGGTGAGTATGGCGCTGAGGTCTATTGTGGTGCGACGACAGAAAAGCAGGCGTGGGAGATATTCCGGCCGGCTAAGCAGATCTGCGAGCGCACGCCAGCACTCAGGGAGAAATTCGGCCTTGAGGTTAACGCGAAGACGCTGAACATCCTCTCGAATGGTTCGAGATTTGAGCCCGTAATAGGGAATCCAGGGGACGGCGCGAGCCCGTCGTGCGGCATCGCTGATGAGTATCATGAGCACAAAACCTCTGATCTTGTCGATACCTTTATCACCGGAATGGGGGCCAGGCAGCAGCCGATACAGATCAACATCACGACAGCCGGATCGGACACGGCTGGTCCTTGCTACGAAAAGCGGGATGATTTAATCAAGATACTGTCGGGATCGGTGGATGACGATGCGATTTTCGGGGTAATTTATACCCTTGATGAAGGAGACCAATGGGACACGATTGACGCGCTTAAAAAGGCTAATCCGAATTTTGGCATAAGCGTGGACGAGGCATTTCTTGAGGGCCAGCTAGCACAGGCAAAACGCTCAGCACAAAAACAAACGGCGTTTAAGACCAAGCATCTTAATATGTGGGTGGGTGCGAAGGCGGCATGGATGAACATGCTTGCCTATCAGTCCTGCCGAAAGAATAATCTTGATCTTGAAAAGCACAAAGGCCGACGGTGCTATATCGGCATTGATCTGGCGTCGAAATCAGACATAGCCTCTATGGCAATTCTGTTCCCTCCAGAGGGAAGCGGAAAATATACGGCATTTGTCAGGCACTACCTCCCAGAGGACACGATTCTCGAAGGCGGGAATACCAGGTACAAGGCATGGCATCAGTCAGGGCATTTTGAGGCGACGCCAGGTAACATTATCGACTTTAGCTACATCGAGGACGATCTTGCGGAGTTGAAAAGCGACTTTCAGATCGAAGAGATTGCCTATGACCCATTTCAGGCAACTCAGTTTTCTGTGAGGATGCAGGAGGCCGGGTTTCCGATGGTCGAGGTGGGTGCGACGGTCAAGAACTTCTCAGAGCCGATGAAAGAGCTCGAAGCGTTGATCTTGAGCAAGAAAATACAATTCACCGATTGCCCGATCCTCATGTGGATGTTTGGCAACGTAGTCGCAAGGCTGGACAAGAAAGACAACATATTCCCAGACAAGGAACGGGCGGAAAACAAAATAGACGGCGTTGTCGCGCTGATCATGGCGCTCAACCGGCATATTGTCGCCACAAGCCAGCCGCGAGGCTACAAGGATCGGGATCTGCTAGTGATATGAAACAGAAAATACTGGATCTTGTTGGGCTGATCGGCCTCGCCTCTGTGGGTTATGGGTTGTGGGAGATCAGCCCTGCTGTATCAAAAATCGTGATCGGAGGGTTCTTCGTCGTGTTTGCCTATATTGGGTCTCGCAAGTGATATTTGACATTCTTGCACGATCAATCGAGAACCCGAGCACATCGTTATCTGACCCCGCACAGTGGCTGATTGATGCGTGGGGGGGCGGATCAACAAAAGCGGGGCAATCCGTCACGACAGAGACGGCGCTGAAATATACGGCGGTCTGGGGCTGTGTGCGGATCATCTCAGAGAGCCTGGCCGCGCTTCCGCTCAACCTGTATCGGGTAGATGGAAAAAAGCGGGAAATTGCGCGAGATCACATCGCGCATCAGCTTGTGCATGATTCCCCGAACGACGAGATGACGTCGTTTGTCTTCAGGGAGATGATGCAAGCCCATTTGTTGACAAGCGGCAATGCCTACGCCCCTATCGTTCGAGATAGCGCTAACCGCCCAAGGAAGCTACTCCCGATCTCGCCGTCAGAGATCGAGCCTGTCAGGAAACGTGGCAGACTTGCATACAAGATCACGGGCCGCGACAGACTAAGGGATGCGGCGAACGTGCTCCACATCCCCGGATTGGGGTTCGATGGGATAAAAGGGTTTTCTCCCATTGCCATGCACAGGGAGGCGATTGGCCTTGGTTTGGCGGCGCAGGAGTTTGGTGCGACGTTCTTCGGCAATGGCGCTACGCTCTCAGGCGTTCTTGAGGTGCCTGGCGATCTTGGGGATGACGGCGCAACCCGACTTAGGGACCAATGGAACAAGGCGCACTCCGGGACGGGGAATGCGCATAAAACCGCTGTTCTTGAATTCGGGACGAAATATCAGTCAATCGGCGTTCCGCCAGAGGATGCGCAGTTTCTGGAAACGAGGAAATTTCAGATCACGGATATTGCGCGGATCTATCGTGTCCCGCCCCACATGCTGGCCGATCTCGAAAGGGCGACATTCTCCAACATCACTGAGCAGGATCTTGCTTTCGTAAAGCACACAATGATCCCCTGGTTGGTGAGATGGGAACAAGAGCTGAATCGGAAGTTGTTGAACGATGAAGAGCGAAATACCATGTTTTTCAAGTTCAATGTGGCTGGGCTTCTGCGCGGAGATATTAAGAGCCGGTATGAATCATACCAAATCGGACGCCAGCAGGGATTCTTGTCCGTAAACGACATCCGAGAGCTTGAAGACATGAACCCCATAGATGGGGGAGATGTCTATCTTGAGCCGCTAAACATGGTGCCGGCCGGATCTCAAGATAGATCAGAAGATCGCTCAAAAGAGGCGGAGATCGCAAGGAAGGAGGCGACAGCGCTTCGCAAGAATATGGCAAAATACGAAGGCAAGCCCGCGGAGTTCATGAAATGGGCGGAAACATTCTTCCGGGATCATGTTTCCCATGTTGCAAAAAAGCTGGGCACTGATCCCGTGACCGCAGCGAAATACTGCGAGTCAGGGTTTGAGGCGATCAAACAGATGAAGCGGGAAGACTTTGATTCCATGAACCTCAGCGTGTTTGACGGCTGGGAAGAGAACCGCAGCGAAGAGCTAAAGCAGGTAAATCATGATGGAAATTGAACGCAGATATACTCCAGGAAAGGTGAGCATTGAAAAGCGAGAGGATCACGATCCCGTGATCCGAGGCTATGCCGCCGTATTCGACACGCTATCCGAAAATCTGGGCGGGTTCAGAGAAAAAATCGACCCTGGCGCATTCTCCGATGTGCTAGATGATGATGTGAGAGCCCTGTTTAACCATGACTCAAATCTGATCTTCGGTCGGACGAAGGCCGGGACGCTGAGGATCGCGCAAGACTCAAAAGGTCTTGTGTACGAAGCGGAGCCGCCAGACACGCAGACCGGCAGAGATCTGGTAGTGTCTATCGAGCGAGGGGATGTCGATCAATCATCGTTTGCATTCACGGTTGATCAGGACAAATGGGAGGAGGACGATGACGGCCGAATCGTGCGGACGATCATCAAGGTCAAGCGTCTCTATGATGTGTCTCCCGTGACCTATCCCGCATACCCAGACGCATCTGTCGGGCTTCGTGGGCTAGAGCAGTTCCTGAAGGCAAAGAATCCTGATCGCGGGAATGTGTATGCAGAGCGCCTGGCGCTTTGTCGAATGAGATTGAAAGAATTAGGTGCCTCGTAGGAAACGAGCGAGGTGGCGGGGTAGCCAGTTCCGTTGAACCTACGCCCCAATATGTCACTACAGAAAGAGGGTAAAAAAATGACTATCGAATTGAAGCGGCTCATCGAGGAGCGTGCGCAGGCAGTTACTGCGATGCACGATCTCGTTGCAAAGGCCGAGAGCGAAGAACGTGGCCTGACGGCCGAGGAGCGCGAGAGCTGGGACAAGATGAACGAATCCATCGAGTCCTATGATGACCGTATCGAGCGTGCCAAGAAGGCTGAAGACCTGTTTCACCAGCTCGATGAGGTCAATGACGAGCTTCTCGACACAGAAGATCGTGGCGATCAGCGGGATGAAGGCGAGGTGCGGTCCGAGGCGTTTAGCGCACTGCTTCGCAGCGTCGAGTCCGGCCTGTCTGGCCTGAGCGATGAGCATCGGCATGTCGTCGCGCAGATGCAGCGCGAAGCTCGTGCCCAGAGCGTTGGCACGACTACCGCCGGCGGATTCCTGGTGCCGGAGAATTTCGCAAATCGCATCATCGACGGCATGGCCGTGTATGGCGGTATCCGTGATGCCGCGACCGTGATCACCACGTCTGATGGCGGTGATATGCCGTTCCAGACCAATGATGACACGGGCAACTCCGGCGCGTTGCTGGCGGAAAACACGCAGGATTCCGAGCAGGATCTGACTTTCGGTGAGATCACCCTTGGGGCGTACAAGTACACCTCCAAGATCATCCGTGTATCGGTCGAGCTGATGCAGGACTCCGCGTTCGATCTGGATGCCTATATCGCGGGCAAGTTCGCCGAACGTCTGGGCCGGATCACGTCAGCGCATTACGCGACGGGCACCGGGTCCAGCCAGCCCAATGGCATAGTGACGGCGTCCACGCTCGGCAAGACGGCGGCGGCTACGGCGGCGATCACCTATAACGAGATGCTGGATCTCAAGCATTCCGTTGATCCCGCGTACCGCCGGGGCGCAAGGTGGGCGTTCCATGACTCGACCTTGAAGGCGCTGAAACAGCTTCAGGACTCGAATGGCCTGCCGCTGTGGTCTCCGAACGTCTCCACTGATGCACCGGCAATGCTCGATGGCGATCCGTATGTGATCGACAACGGCATTCCGCAGCTCGCAACCGGCAACAAGACCGTCATCTATGGCGATCTGACCAAGTACCATATCCGCGATGTTCGCGGGATCACGATGGTGCGTTTGGTCGAACGGTATGCGGACTATCATCAGGTCGGCTTCATCGCGTTCATGCGCACCGACGCCGATCTGCTGGACACGTCTGCCGTCAAGCATCTGATCCAGGCGTAAAACCGGGCGCTTAGCGTCCATCACGAGGGGGCTTCGGCCCCCTCCCTTTTGGAGGGCATTATGCCGAGCAAAGATTTAGCAAATGTCGTGAGCGTGGCGCAGTCGATCAGGCCCGCAGCGATCACGGCAACAACGAATGGCGTCGCCGTCAATATGCTGGGGTATGAGTCGGCGGTTGTTGTTGTTTCGCCGGGGACTATTACCGATGGGACGCACACCCCGAAAGTCCAGTATTCGGATGATGGATCGACGGGATGGACCGATGTCCCTGCTGCGGGCCTTCAGGGATCGTTCGCCGCAATGGCATCGAACACTGTCCAGGAGGTCGGCGTTGTCGGCGCCTATAATTATCTCCGCGCTGTTTCTACCGTCTCAGGCGCCACCACTGGCGGCGTTTATGAGATCAGCATTGTGCGCGGTCACCCTGATACGGCACCAGTATGAAGATCCGAATGAAAGTCGGGATCGCCGGGGTATCGTGGTCCGCGAAGCCTGGCGATGTCATCGACATCGAATCCAAGGAAGCAAAGCGCCTCTGCGAATCAGGCATGGCAGAGCCTGTGGCTGAGAAGCGGAGCGCAAAAGCTGAGAAACGGTAATGCCGTCCGTCCTCGACACACCAGCGACCTCAACGCCTATCGATCTGGACGCAGCGAAAGAGCATCTGAACCTGGACACGACTGACGACGATGCCTATGTACTGTCTCTAATTGGGGCTGCGACGAAGCACATTGAAACTATCACGAATCGTGCGTTGATTAGCCAGACATGGAGCCAGTATCTTGACGCATTCGATGACGAGATAGAGCTTTCCAGATCGCCGCTTTCGTCGGTTGTGGCGATAACGTACACAGATACTGATGGCGCAACGCAAACAGCCGCGACGTCGTTATATGATGTCGATACAGTATCAACGCCCGGTCGGGTATTGCTTGCCTATGGCAAGTCATGGCCGGACACGCGATCTGTCAGGAACGCTGTTCGCATCCAGTATGTGGCCGGATATGGCGATGCTGGCGATGTGCCGCAGCCTATCAAACAGGCCATGAAGATCCTGATCGGGCACTGGTACGAGCACCGCGAGCCTGTAATTGCCGGGACGATTGTCTCCAGTGTGCCAATGTCAGTAGATTCGCTTCTCATGCCTTATCGCGTGGTGTTCATGTGAGAGCCGGGCTTCTTCGCCACAAAGTAACGATTCAGTCCAATACGCCGACGGTAGATAGTAAGGGCGGCGTGATTGAGTCGTGGTCAACGTATGCGACGCGCAGATGTTCAATAAAGGTGGTTTCTGCGACAGAAACAAACGATCAGAACAAAGAATTTGCGTCTATCGTTTACAAATTCACGTTTCGGCAGGACTCGAAAACCGAGAATATCCTTCCGGCGATGCGGATAAGCTACGATTCAAGGACGTTTGATATTGAAACGGCACCCGCAGTCGCGGGATACAGGATGGTGGTGGTAACAGCCAGAGAGCTTGTATGACGCCAGACATCAAGCTCAAAGGGGGAAAGGAATTAGCGGCAACCCTCAAACTTCTTGATCTCAAGACAGAGCGCAAGTTCGGAATGCAGGCGTTACGCGCTGGGGCAAGAGTCATCATCAAGGACGCGCGAAAGCGGGTTCCCGTAAAGACTGGATTGCTTCGCCGCAGGGGATTTATAACCAAGGCGGCAAAAGGGAGAAGGAATGAGATCGTTTTGACGCTCGGGACTCGTGGCGGGAAAAACGCGCCGTGGTATGCGCACTTGATCGAATTCGGCACGAAACCTAGAACGATCAAGGCCCGAAAAGCCGTTCTCGTTAATCCGGAGAGCGGACAGGTCTTCGGGAAGACGGTTGAGCACCCTGGAACCAGGGCAAAACCATTCTTTCGCCCGGCATTAGATGAGAACAAAACCGAAGTTCTTGAGGCAATCGGGAAAAAATTATTTGATCTTCTGGAGAAGGAAGCGCGGTGAGCATTGAAGACGCCATTGTGACAAGAATGACGGGATATGCCGGCCTCAGTGCGCTTGTTTCAAGTCGGATCTATGCGGTTCAGGCCCCACAAAATCCGACGCTTCCTTACATTGTATTCGAGCGTATCAGCTCATCAAAGATCAGTCTGATGTCTACGGATACGGACGTATCAGAGGCGCGATTTCAATTTACGTGCTACGGGTCAACGTACACTTCTGCAAGGAATGTGGTTGAGCAAGTCAGGTTATGCTGGCAGCGATTCAGCGGAACAGTGTCTAGCGTTGCCATACTGGATACAGACATAGAAACCGATCAGGATGAATTTGATCCAGACACCAAAGAATACTATTCAATCATGGACATCATGATCACGCATCGGGAGTGAGGCATGGGAAAACCAACTGTTACGATGTGGCATCCGAAAGCCAGCGAACCCATTGAGGTTCCTGTGGGGAATGTCGAGAACGCGAGAGCGAATGGCTGGTCTGAGGAAAAACCAAAGACCAAAAAACCTGAACCGAAGAACGGAGAGTAAGACATGGCAAACCATAAAGGCAGCGAGGGTACTGTTGCAATCGGCGCTAATACCATCGCGGAGATCCGGTCATGGTCGATCAGCGAATCTGGAACGACCATTGACGATTCCGAGCTCGGCGATACCTGGGATACCAAGCTATCAGGCCCGCAAAGCTGGTCAGGCTCGATTGAGTGTTATTGGGATGAGACCGACACGACAGGACAGGGCGCGATGACGACCGGCGCAACTGTTACGCTGAATCTCTACCCTGAAGGGAACGCGACAGGCGACACATACTATACCGGCAGCGCGATTATCACCGGCATCGAGCGAAGCGGCGCACGGGATGGCATGGTGGAGGCCAGCTTCTCGTTTGAGGGCAGTGGCGCACTCACTCAGTCCACGGTGTAAGTTATGTCGGACATACTGGAACGCGCAAAGGCGCATTTCAAGACGCGCCGAGAGACCGATATGGACTATATCGACGTGCCTGAATGGGGAGAGGCAGACAAGCCGCTCCGCATCTTTTGGCGGCCGATGAATCTGGCGGAAAACAACCAGATCTTCAAGTACGCCAAGAACGGCGATCTTGAGGCAATGGCACAGACCCTGATCGTCAGGGCGTTGGATGAAGAGGGAAATCGCCTGTTTCGCCCAGTCCATAAGACGGAACTCATGAAGCACGTCGATGCAAAGATCATTGAGCGGATTGTGCTTGCCATGGGCGGCGATGATGAGGATGTCGAGGAAGCCGAAAAAAACTAACTGAGGATGCGCATCTTAAAGACATGTTTTTTCTCGCGGAGATGCTTCATATGACCGTTGGGGAGGTCATGGAGAAGATGACCGTATCCGAGTACACACATTGGATCGCGTATTTGAGGATGAAGGAAAATGGCTAAACTCGGCTCACTTGTTGCAGACCTTGGCCTGAATACGGCCAGGTTTGAAGCCGGGATCGGCCGCGCGCAAAAAGGCTTGACTAAGTTTAGCCGGCGCATGAAGAGGCAGTTTCGCTCACTTCGCAGTGAAGCGCACCGTTTAGGTACCATTGTTGGGGCCATCGTGTCAATCGCTACTGTAAAGGCGGCGACGGATGCATACGTAAGGCAAGAGCAGGCGATATTTCAGCTAGAGGCACGCATCAGATCCACCGGCGGGGCAGCAGGGTTTAGCTCTGAACAGTTGCAAGGGATGGCAAGGGCTATTCAAAAGATGACCGCATTCGGTGATGAAGCGGTCATCGAAATGCAATCGCTGTTATTGACATTTACGAAGATCAGAGGCCCGATCTTCAAAGATGCACAGATGGCTGTGTTAAATGTCGCAACAGCCATGGGCATTGATTTACGCTCTGCGGCTGTTCAAGTCGGGAAGGCGTTAAATGATCCAGTCGGGCAAATGTCAGCCCTGTCAAGACAAGGCATCATACTGTCAGATTCGCAAAAGAAGCTGATTAAGCAACTGGTTGAGATGGGCGATGTCGCAGGAGCGCAGCGTATCATCTTGCAGGAACTTAGTACTGAGTTTGGTGGATCAGCGAAAGCAGCCGCGGAAGGTCTGGGTGGTTCAATATCTCAACTCAAAAACGCGTTCGGCGATCTTCTTGAAACGCTAGTCAAGGTTACGACAAATAATGGTAAGTCTGGCTTAATCCAATGGCTCACCTCTGCGGTTCAGTGGGTCAACAAGTGGGTCAACAGGCTTCCTATTCTGTTTCAATCATTGTTTGCAGAAATAGATAAATTCATCGTATCGGCAAAATTTGCATGGAAAGGATTTCAAACGTTTATTGAGTTTAATTGGGATACGCTGGTAGGAATTTTAGCGAAATCCGTCGGTAATCTTGCGCTCGTTATTGCAAAAGGGTTTTCTGTTATCCCGGGGCTTGGGGATATTTCTGCGCAAGTCGAGTCATTCGGGAATGCATTGGTTACCGCCGGCGAGAGTGTTACGCCGCTCGAAGAGAGATTAGCGAGACTAAATCGCCAATATGAATCCGAGATCAGCGTTATAGATCGCACAATGCAGATGCTGACTGCAAAGCAGATAGCAGAAGAAGACGCGGCAGCAGCGCTTGAGAACATCGCCGCAATTCGAGGAAATGCGAGAGCTATTGAAGTAGAGAATGCAAGGGCGCATTCTGATACCCTTACGGCAATCGAGGAAATGGGCGCAAAGCGCCGCGTTAAAATCAATCAATTCTATGAGCGCTTGAAAGGCAAGACGCTGGCTCAGGGGATGGCCGCCATTACGAATAACGTGGCCCAGCAATCCAGGACAATGTTTGAGATCAACAAGGCGGCGGCTATTGCAAACGCCGTGATGAATACGTCCGAGGCCGTAACCGGTGCGTAC